AGCCGGGAGAGACTGGCAACTCTTTTATGGACTTAAACTCTATCCCTGAAGAAGCGCAACAGGCTGCTGATATTGCCTATGCGCTCTTGCTTAACTCGATGTCTAGAGACATGGACTACGAAGAGTTTACCTTCGACTTGGAAGGCGGGCCAGACGATGGGGTCGAGTACAAGGTAATCGTGATGAAAGTATGAAAAATACTTGCACGATTCTTGGAGATCTTTCAGCCTACATGCCAACCAGTCAACCCGGGGGTATGGCTGGATGGGAAAGCAAACAGGCCCGGCCCATCGTGTGATGGTGTCCGGGTTTTTCTTTGTATGAACGATGTTTACCACCCCAAGCACTACACTGAGCACCCAAGTGGCGTGGAATGTGTGACCATTGCAGAGGCGTTTAACTTCAACCTCGGCAACTGTATTAAGTACATCTGGAGAGCTGGGCTTAAGACTGAAGACCCAGTAGAAGACCTCAAGAAGGCTGCTCAGTACATTGAGTTTGAGATTGCTAGGATTCACAGGAGCAGAGGGCAATGAGTGATCTTCTCGATAGTCTCGACAAGAACCTCGAACTAACTCTCTTGCTGGAAGAGTCTTTGAGGCGCCGGAAGGAGCGTAAGATCGGCACTTACTTTCCTGACGCTGGAGAGTACCGGCGTGAACTGTATCCCAAGCACATTGCTTACTTTGCGGCAGGGGCACGGTATAGGGAGCGGCTGATGATGGCTGCCAACCGTATCGGCAAAACTGAGAGTATTGGCGGGTACGAGATGGTGCTGCATATGACTGGCCGTTATCCCTCATGGTGGGAAGGCAGGAAGTTTGATAGGCCAGTGAGCGCATGGGCGGCTGGAGATACTGGCAAGACGACTCGTGACATTCTTCAGATGAAGCTCCTAGGGCCACCTGGGGAGTTTGGCACGGGACTCATCCCTAAGGCTGATCTCATCAAGACTACTGCCAAGGCAGGGGTGGCTGAGGCTATCGAAGTCATCACTGTCAGGCACGCAAGTGGTGGAGAGTCTAGGCTTACCTTCAAGTCCTACGACCAGCGCCGGGAAGCGTTTCAAGGCTCTGAGCAAGATGTGATCTGGCTGGACGAAGAACCGCCGTTGGATGTCTACACAGAGTGTTTGCTTAGAACGATGACCAACAACGGGATGACGATGCTCACCTTCACGCCTCTGATGGGGATGAGTGAGACTGTCTTGTCGTTCCTGCCAAACGGTGAAGTGCAAGAGCAGTCTAACGGTAGCAAGTACGTTGGCATGGCGACTTGGGACGATGTCCCGCACCTGACTAAGCAACAGAAGGACGAGCTTTGGGCGTCGATCCCGCCCTTCCAAAGGGACGCTCGTTCTAAAGGCGTGCCACAACTTGGAGCTGGTGCCATTTACCCAGTGCCAGAGAGTGAACTGATCTGTGAAGAGTTTGCCATCCCTGAGCACTGGAGAAGGTGCTACGGCATGGACGTAGGCTGGAACAGGACTGCTGTTATCTGGGGGGCGACGAACCCGGATACAGAGGTGACCTACCTCTACTCAGAGTATTATCGCGGCCAAGCAGAGCCGATTCTGCACGCTGAGGCGATCAAAGCTCGTGGCGAGATGCCAGGGGTCATTGACCCAGCCAGTCGTGGGAGAGCGCAGACTGACGGGCAACAACTACTCGGCATGTATCGCAGACACGGCCTCGACATAACTCTGGCGAATAACGCAGTGGAGAGTGGGCTATACACGGTGTGGCAGACGATGTCAGCCGGCAAGCTCCGCGTTTTCCCGAATCTTCGGAACTGGTTGTCGGAATTTCGCCTTTATCGCAGGGATGAAAAGGGGAAGGTTGTGAAAGATAACGACCATTTAATGGACGCGACACGGTATTTAGTAGTTAGTGGCTTGAGTAGGGCTGCTATTCCATCTAAGTATGGTACAAAGAGGAATAGCTCATTTGTGATGCCAGTGATTAACTTTTTCAAGAGATGACAGAAGACAAACTTTCTATAATCCATCAAGCAGCCCGCGCAGAGTTCGATCAGATTCAGGGCGCGATGTACCAAGAGCGCATGAACTGCCTTGGGGACCGGCGGTTTTGTTCTCTCGCCGGCGCACAATGGGAAGGACCACTAGGTGATCAGTTCGAGAACAAGCCTAGGTTCGAGGTAAACAAGATCCACATGGCGGTGCTTCGTATCATCAACGAGTATCGTAACAATCGCATCACAGTGAACTTCTCTTCCAAAGAAGGAGAAGAGTACGACAAGCTCGCTGACACTTGTGCCGGTCTTTACAGGGCAGATGAGCAGGACTCAGGGGCAGAGGAAGCCTACGATAACGCCTTTGAAGAGGCTGTAATGGGTGGTTTTGGAGCTTGGAGGCTTAGGACTGAGTATCAGAACGAAGAAGACCCGGAAGACGATAAGCAACGTGTGTGTATCGAGCCGATCTTCGACGCTGACACAAGTGTCTACTTCGACCTAGGCGCCAAGCGGCAAGATAAGGCAGATGCCAAGCGGTGCTTTGTACTGACCAGCATGACTCGTGAAGCCTACAAGGCTGAGTACGATGATGACCCCGCGACCTGGCCCAAGACCATTACTCGCTCCCAGTTCGACTGGTACACGCCCTCTGTGGTCTACGTTGCTGAGTACTACAAGGTGGAGGAAGTCTCTGAGCAGATCAGGATCTATAAAGACTTCAACGGCGAAGAAGAGTCGCTCCGGCCTGAAGAACTCGACAAAGAAGAGGAGATGCTTGCCACTGGCTGGAAAGAAGTCAGGCGCAAGAAGGTTAAGACGCGGAAGGTCCGCAAATACATCATGTCAGGGGCCAAGATCCTTGAAGATTGTGGGTACATTGCCGGCAAGAACATCCCGATCATCCCTGTGTACGGGAAGCGTTGGTTTGTAGACAACGTCGAGCGTTGTATGGGCCATGTACGGCTTGCTAAGGACGCCCAGCGCCTCAAGAACATGCAGTTGTCCAAGCTGGGTGAGATCAGTGCGCTTTCGGCCATGGAGAAGCCCATTCTCGTCCCTGAACAGGTGGCGGGACATCAGTTGATGTGGGCAGAGGATAACCTCAAGAACTACCCATACCTGCTGATTAACACGCTTACCGACGCCAATGGCAGCCCTATGGTGGCTGGTCCTGTGGCCTACACTAAGCCTCCCGCCCTGCCGCCCTCTATGGCAGCTCTCCTTCAACTCACTGAAGTAGACATGCAAGAGATCCTCGGCTCCCCGGGGCAGGGAGACAAAATGGTCAGTCACTTGAGTGGTAAGACTGTGGAACTGATCCAACAGCGGCTCGACATGCAGACTTTCATCTACATGTCTAACATGGCAAAGGCCGTGAAGCGTTGTGGCGAAGTCTGGCTGTCTATCGCTCGTGACATCTTCATCGAAGAAGGTCGCAAGATGAAGACCGTTCACGAGTCTGGCAAGATGGAGCCTATTGAGCTACTCAAGCCTGTCGTCAATGAAGAGGGCGAGATCGAGTACGAAAACGACATGTCTAGTGCTGAGTATGATGTTGTCGTCTCTGTTGGCCCAAGTAGCGCCACCAAGCGGCTCGCCACTGTTAGGGCGCTGACCGACATGATGACCATGACTCAAGACCCTGAGATGACTCAGGTGCTCTCTGCTATGGCCATGCTCAACATGGAAGGCGAAGGGATTAGCGACGTTCGCGACTACTTCCGTAAGAAGCTCCTCATGATGGGTGTCCTCAAGCCTACAGAGGCAGAGGCTGAAGAAATGGCTGTAGCGGCTCAGAATGCCCAGCCTGACCCACAGGCGCAGTACTTGCAGGCGGCCAGCGAAGAGGCCATTGCACGGGCTTCCAAAGCGCAGGCAGACAGTATTCTTGCTGTTGCTAAAGCTGAAGAGGCGCGCGCCAAGACGACTGAGACGCTTTCCAAGGTCAGCACGACCGATCAGGATCGTATCTTTGCGCTTGCTGACCGTTTGACTCAGCCTGCGCAACCAATGCAATAGTTAATTTCTATTGCGTTGAGATAGTTTTAGACATATGAATAGCACCACACCGGCAGACGATAAAGCAACAGAAGAAGTATCCGATAAGATTGAAGTCGTAACAGAGGCTGTAG